TGACGTCAAAGTTCAATCCAGTAATACCCCGCGGCAGTGATGCCGTGAGAAGACCTTACAGTGTCGAGACGCGCCCCTGGGCGTCTCTCGCTGAGGTTAGATATCGTGCCTTCCTCGGGTACACCACATATCTAACCATGGCCTCCCCTGTCCGACACGCAGTAACGATGCTGGCAAGCATTTTGTTGGTGCGTATTGGATGGTGGGCCGCGCAGAGCCTGATCAGCTTTGTGAGCGGATCTCTTGTAACATTTGAGGAAGCTGTAATGCTGGTGTTACACGATGTTGTGGAAATGACCACAACGTCGAGAGTCGTTGGTGCACTATTAGTCCTAGTAGTGTTCGAATGTCTCCGGAAGTGGTGGGTTGTAGATGACGACCCTATCCTGGAAGAGCTAACTGCTCTCATCAATGGCAATGATCCTGTAGTTCATTGCCTTCTAGATGAGTTGGTCAAGTCCCAGGACTCCACTACCGTGGTAGTGAATGGAATAGATCGCCAGAGGGCTGTGGTTAAAGCAGCCCTGCATGCAAAGGCTAAGTTCGGGCTTATGACCCGAACGGAAGCCAACCGAATGGTCATCCGCAGGTATGTGGTTGAGCAAATGGAAGCCTTTGGAATGCGCCCTACACATATAGCTGCTGTTGCTGATCTGGCAACACTGATGGCATTTGTCCCGACGGACAATGAAATCTTTACGGCGCAGGCAAGCTTGTGTAAGGAATGGTGTGATCGGGTGGACTTTATGAAGCACCCGACAGCTTTAGGCCCGGCAGGGACGGGCCTAAAGTTCCACCACGAATAGGACGGCCCGGTTCTCTTGGCTGGGGTAACTACTGTTAAGTCTCAATGTAGTTACTCAGGGCTTACAGTCAAGAGGCACCTGGGCCAGCCCCGCACCCGCAAGGTTACCATGATCGGTGGTTTAGCAACCACTCCAGACCTGGGAGTGCACAATTCCAACATTGTAAATTTGGAAAGGGGAGTTTTGGAGAGAGTGTTCTTCGTCAAGGACGGAGATGGATTTTCCCGGCCCCCCCAACCAATATATGGAGCATTTAAACGCAAGTTGTCATATTTTAAAGACATTATCGTTCGCGGTATGCTACCGACCACCCCTATTAAAAGGCAGGAATTTCCCTTGCTTTACAGGGGTCGCAGGCGTACGGTTTACGAAAATGCAGTAGCTAGTCTAACAAGGAAGGACGTTGATGCTGCTGACGCTCGTGTTAAGTGCTTTGTCAAGGCAGAAAAGATTAACTTCTCAGCTAAGAAGGATCCTGCTCCAAGGATTATCTCGCCTAGGGACCCTAGATACAATGTTGCAGTGGGATGCTACCTTAAGCCGATTGAGCATTCGGTTTATCGTAGCATAGCTAATGCCTTTGGGGATACTACAGTCGCCAAAGGGTTAAATGTGGAGGAAGTAGCAAACCTCCTGTGGAAAAAGTGGTCCTCGTTTGAGGACCCCGTGGCCGTCGGGCTTGATGCCTCCCGCTTTGATCAACATGTCTCGATTGATGCATTACGGTGGGAGCACTCTGTCTATAATGGAATCTTTCGTGATTCACAGCTTGCCAAGCTACTCAGCTGGCAGCTGAGAACTAAGTGTGTTGGATACTTGCCTGATGGCAAGCTCAAATACACCACAGAAGGCACAAGGATGAGTGGGGATATGAATACCGCGATGGGCAATTGTCTCATCATGTGTGCGTTGGTTCATGCGCACGCTAAGGAAATGCACATCCCAATCAAACTGGTTAACAATGGGGACGATTGTGTAGTGATTATGTCGAGTAGGCACCTCAGGAGGTACACTGCTGGACTACACAATTGGTTCCATGACATGGGCTTCAACATGAAAGTGGAGGAGCCAGTGCGAACTTTTGAGCAAATTGAGTTTTGCCAAATGCACCCAGTGTTCGACGGTACCACGTTCATCATGGTTCGTAATCCAAACATCAGCATAGCTAAGGATTCGCTCTCCATTAAACCTCTCAACTCTGAGTCCATCTTTCGCAAGTGGGTCGGGGCTGTGGGTGAGGGCGGCCTTAGTCTTACGGGGGGCATCCCCATTCTCCAATCCTTTTACATGTGCATGGAGCGCGCCTCTAGAGGGAAAAGGCTTAAGGATGACCCAACCCAGGAGACCGGCTGGTGGTTTCTCAGCAAGAACATGCATCGGAAGGCATCGAATGTAGCGGATGCAGCTAGATATTCATTTTATTTAGCCTTCGACATCCTCCCAGATATGCAAGTTGCTGTTGAGAGATATTACGACAGTTTTGAACCACGATGGGGAAAACCCGAGTTGGGGTGGCCATCCCGCCCGAACATCTGGCTTTCTAAATAATCCATCCGTCGCGAGACGTTAAAGAGTCCCGGCAAGGTGCCCGTCAAGAGACGTTAAAGTGCATGGCAGAAATGCTATGGGGTCCTCACGTACGCCCAAAATCGGGTTTCCCGTGCTAATAAGAATGCCGAGAGACTGCACGGAGCGAGGCTTTCGCCTAGTGAAGGATGTACAGTCCAGTAGTCAGCTGCATCCCATACATGACAAACAACAAGAAAATATACCTTTCTCTGCTACGCAAGAATGCTAGCAAAACCCCCGCTGGAGGCAGATCCAGCAACCCAACCGTGAAGCCAGTTGCTGTGTCTTATGACACGCAAATTGCAAACTCCAAGCCCGTATTCCTTCCTTCAAAGGACGGGCTGAGAGTTAAACACCGTGAATACGTTGGAGATGTGGGTATCACATCTTCTCTCTGGACGGTAGTTAACTCTTTTGCCATTAATCCTGGCATGCCATCTACCTTTCCCTGGTTGTCTATGTTGGCCCAAGTGTTTGAAACTTATGAAGTGCATTCCTTGGCCTTCATCTACCAAGCCGCGCTACCTAGTAGCACTGCTGGCACGATTTACTTGTCGTATGACTACGACCCTGCTGACCCAGCACCATTGAATAAGGCATCTATGATGTCAAATATGTCTGCGGTGGCATGCAGTTCGTGGGCATCAACAAAACTACCCTATGTCTCACAGGGTAACAAGCTGATCAACAAGTTCACTCGTAATTCCTCCTTGGGTATTAACCAGGACATCAAGACCTATGATGCTGGGACCTTTTACATTGCCTCTGAGGGGTTTGCTGTTGCAACCCCTGGCAATGTCTTTGTGGAATATGATATTTCGCTAAGAATACCTCAAATTCCTACTACTATTGAGTCTGCGCAGTCTCTGCGCATTACCTACGGATCCACGTCTGCGATTAGCAATGTCAATGACGGAACTGCCGGCAACGCCAACCTGCTGGTTAGTCTTGCTGGGAGCTTGGGGTCCGGCACCGGAACTGGTGCATGGTTGTGTCCCACACCTGGCCAATACCTACTGGAATATGCCATCAGCGCAACTGCAAATAGCAGTGGCAATATCGATGGAACATGGGCAGTATTGTCTGGCGCTGCATCTTTGACCGATCTTGGTCAAGCTGTAGTGCCTGAGTCAACCTCAGCCCTTGGAGTGTATCAAGCCATAATTAATGTGGCTGATGCTGGCGCCACAATAGGGCTCACCCTAGTCCATATTGCGGCATTTGCAAATTACTACTTGCGAGTGTCAAAGTATGGATATGCCCTACATTGAGGGGTGGGACATTCTCCCAAGTGATATCAACCCACTTAGAGTTGTTGACGGTCCTAGTTGTTTTCATCTGCCATAGTCCTTGCTTAAGAACTGTGGTGGGCTTACTTTCCTAGTGCCTACTGTTGCAGACCATTACCACAGGGCTATAGGCCAACCCTCAACCCCTTTACCCTGGGGTGGGGCATCCCCCCTTTATTGAGGAAATGCCAACCTTGTGGTTAAATCCCTAGCCAGGAACTGCCACAAATCTTGTCCCATTCCTTGGCATGACAGAGTCATGCGAATCACCACATCCCTATAGCAATATGGGGGGGCGTGGAGGTGATTAAGCCCGGTGTTCA